TACACCCCGAAGGTCTTAACGTAATCTATGCCCATCTTAACCGACGTGTTCGCGTTATTCACATTGTACCCTGCGTCTTGTAGCTCGGCAATTATTTCGGGTCTTGAGTAGTCCGCTAAAATATCGACCGTCTTTTCGATTTCGAGTTGTTTAAACTTTTCGATTAACTCGGACGTGGTTAAGTAACTTTCATAAATTACGGGTTCAATCCAAATGTCGCCATCGGACCAATAGACACGCATTAACGCAGTCGGGTGATTGTAACCGAAGTCAAGACCGTATACGTAAGACTGAAACCTTATAGGGCGCTTACCTAAGAACGTCCAATTGTTAAATACATTGGACTTACTAATTGCCCTTTCACCGAGTGCGTATATTTGATATTTCTCTTCGTCCGTACGTTTAAGGTCCTCAATTTGTCGCTTAATACTTTCAGGTAAAAAAGGGTTGTCTTTGTATGTGGACTTAATAATTATACTTTCTTCGGGCGGTAATTTGTACAGCCAACTTGACGAGTCAGAAGGGTTGTAGTCGAAGATTAACTTTTCTTCCGTTCTCATGTTTAATTGTTGGAAGTCTTCGAACCAAAGTTCGTTGGCTTCATTGCACCAACCAATGTCGCGCTTACGTCCCCTTATTTTCTGCTCGTCGTCTACACTAAAAAATTCGACTATTGACCCATTGGGGAAACGGTATATATTCTCGGACATGTTATGGTTCGACTTTTCATATATCTCCAAGTCCTTCATTATCTCAAAGAAGTCACGCATAACAGTAGCCCTCAACGCGGGGAAGGTCTTACGAACAATACTCACAACCTTGTTAGGGTTCTGAATACAATAAACGATAATCATCTGACAAAGTGAGTACGTCTTACTTGAGCGTGAGCCACCCTGATTTATAATAAACCGTTTGTCAGAATTTAGTGCGTCCCAGTTACGGGAAAATATGTTAGTCGCTTGTATCTCCATTGCCTACTATCTTAACTGTAATAGGTTGTGTCAACTTGTCGCCCCCAGTAGTTACGTCCGTCTTTTCAGTCAGTCCGTTTAGTCGTTGAGTGATTGAAGGGTTGTACTGTCCGACCATGCCCCCCTCGATTTGGTCGTTGCGTATTTCTTTCTTAATGCGTGAACAGATACCTACATAGTCATTATATCTCCCCTCTCTATTCGAGAAATATTGCTCAACACCTTTTGACTCGATGCCTTCGTAGTTCATAACAAACACGTCGAAACCCTCCATTGTTAACGGTGGCGTGTGTAGTTCTATTACTACTCCCTTAGGGGTTGCTTTCTGTATTTGACGTGGTTGTCTACTCTCTTTGTAGGCTTCGAATAAATCCCACATCTTCTGAGGTGTTTCTATGTACTTAGGCTTCATTTTTCTTTCGTCTTTTTGTTGCTTGCGTAATGGTCTAAAAACTCGTCTTCTGTGATTTCCTCTAAACACATTAAGCCGTCCACGTCAGTTAAATACATAACTACATGCGCTTCAGCTGTCTTTAGTTCGTCTTCTAATGCACGGGCAAAGTTAATCATATTCTTTCCTGCGTCTAATAGGTAGTATTTAGCCATTTTTTAATTGTTCGAGTTTTCGTTGTGCCCATGCTATACCTTCGTCACCTCCCCAAGCTAACCACATTAAACGTCCGCACCCATCACCGAGTTCTTTGTCCGAGTTTTGGCGGTGACGTTCAAATCCTGCCATGCGTGAAATGGTGTCTTGGCTTATTGGTTCGCGGTTCGCGAGTTGGTTTGCCCTTGCTTTGCCTACGGGAGTTCCGCATTCACCCCATCCGTTCTCTTCTGCCCATCTTAAGGCTATCTTTGCGTTTTCGGTTGCTGCTTGTGGATAGTCCGTGTAGCTTTCTTCTGCCATAAAGCGAAGGTAGTCGTCTATTATGCTCATAGTTCCGTGTTTTCGCCAGTTAAGGCAATTAAATAACAAAGGTAGCTTATCAACGCCCACCCTGAAAAGGTCATCGTGTATCGCAATTCTTGATAAATCAAACACAAGGCACTTACAAATGTTAAACACGCGACAAGGAAGGCGAAAATATGGCTTAATCTCATTTCTTCTTACGTTTAGGTTTTACCTCTATACCTTCGTAGCTAATAGTTGGTAGTTCGGTTGGTTCTTCGGTTGGTAGTTCCGTCTTTTCAAAGTACTTCGCCAAGTTAACCCCCCATTTTTGAGCCGTGTTTATGTCGGCTTCGGTAAGTTGGTCTATTTTCTTACTTACCCGGACAGCACCCGCAAAGTATTCAACGCTTACCCCCTTATATTGGGCTTTTATCTTCAACATATGTTCTAAATTTTGCTTTGAGTTCGTTAATGTAAATCAACGCACTACTCGGGTCAATGTTAAAATGTTCGGCAAGGTCTCGTTTAGTAGTTATTCCCTTGTTGTAGTACACCTCCCATAGTATGGCATCCACTCTATCTAACGTCTTTTCAAAGTCGCTTACATCTATTTTAAGTAGTAGGTTGTTCGATTGGTTATTAAGGTCGCTAATATCAAATTCTAAGTCCACCGAGTTAACCCGTTCTTTAAGGTTCGTTTGTGAGTTGTAGCGCATGAGTTCAAAGATTATAAACCCAAAGGCTAAACGCTCAATTTCGTCTTCCGTGATTGTGTCAGCCTTACCTACTAAGTACAAATAGGACGAAGACACTAAACTTTCGGGCTCAATAGATTTCTTTAACTGCTTAATTCGTCTTTTAGCAGCGCTAACCAACAGCGTATAGTTGTCAGTATAGAATCTATCTATTACGCTCTTCATACCAATCAATAAAGTCCTTCGCGTATATCCTCCTTTGGACGCTCGAACACATACAGTATTTGACTTCTCTATCAGCATACTTGTTGTAGATATCTCTCACTCGGACTATGGTTACTTTATTCACCTTCCCAGAATTGAATTCGTCTTTCAGTTGCTCAAACAGGCTTATCTCTTGCGACTCCATAGTTCGTGTAGCATTTGAAGAACGAAAGTAATGAAGGAGGCAATAACTGCTTTCTCAAAAGACCAAGTAACTACCAGCGCAGACCAAAAAGTACAACATTGCCAGCAGTCAATCGCTCCGAAGATATACTCAAGTATTGGTTTGCGTCCACTTCGGTCGTGAATGTAGGTTAATAGGTAACGAAACGGTTCGAATTCTTGAATGAACCAACCTAACGCGATTAAGAATAGATATTCCATATGGTTAATTTTTAATCAAATATATGCATAAAAATATAAAGTTGATTAAATTCTCGTCTTTATACGTTTTTGGATATAAAAAAACCCGAAGTTATTCCTCCGGGTTAAGTCGCTCAAAAGAGTCTGCTTGTAATAAATATCTACACCAATCGGTTTTTGTCCGTCTTCGCGTCCGATATTTGACGTGATTCTTGTCAATTGGTTTCTTGCGCCTCATAACGTGAATCTATTAATGCGTGTGCTATTCGTTGAACTGTCGTAGTATTTAGTCCGCCCTCGTTGTTTAATAACTTCTTGACTTGGCTACATTGGACCTTAGACCGTCTACAAAAAGACCTCATCGACTCAACTTCGAGACGTTCCCCAACGACTCCACGAAGGAAGCCGTTAAGGTTCGTAAGTTCTGCTACTCTCAAAACGGTATTCCAGTTGAGTTCATAATCTTCTCTGACGTGCTTTGTGGTGCAGGTTGGAACGGTTCGCTTATCTTCAACGAAAGAAATTGTCCTTTGTCCGTCTTTTTAACCCATCCTGCAAGGTCGTACTCAACTTCACCTACCTTAATCTTCCCTTTGTAGTCGGGTTGAATATCAGAAGTCTTTTTGTTAGGGAATAGGCTTCCCGTGTTTGCTTTGTGTTCGTAACTCATAACTGTTTGTTTTTAATTTGCTCTTTAATTCGTTCTAAATATAGACAAAGGTCCATCGCCTCCTCTTGAGCGTGTTGTACCCAGTCTAATGTTTCTAAGTCGGTTCTTTCTAAATTAGTTCCGTATTTTTCAAGTCCTTTCTCGCTACGTTCCGCGATTTGGTGGAGTACTTGGATTACTATTCTATCTGTTTTCATAATTTTTCGATTTCGTGTTTTACATCTAACCAATAATTTATCAATTTTGATTGCTTAGTGACTCCTCCAAGGTCTGCTTTCAAATTTTGAGTTCTAATTAATTCGTCAAGTTCTTGTAGTCTATAATCCATTATTTCATCTACTACTTTTAAAGCACATATTTTAGCTTTGTCATTATCTGCTATTACATCTCTAATAAATGAGAAATGTAAATGAAAGGCTTTTTCTTGTGGTGTCATAGTTTTTCGATTAAATCATTATAGTATTTTTTCGCTTCTAACAGCCTTTCTTTCACTTGTTCGATATTTGCATCGTTTAACTCCACTAAAAACGTTCTAATGCGCTTATTTTCGCTTATATGGCTAAATTCGTGTTTCGCTCGGACTTCCGTTTCGGTTTCTTCGGTGACATCAATCTCAAACTTTTTCCAAGAAGTGCGTCTAATTTCGTCTTGCACAATGTCTTCGGGAGTGTCAACAAGGCAGTAAACAATTCTTGCGCGTGTGCGTCCCGTGAGCCACATGTACCCAATCATTTGCCAATAGTAGTCTTTATTCGGTAACTCATCTTCAAACCAAGGGAAGGTTGTGCCGTCCCAACTGCATTTAATGTCGATTATTTCGTCTTCAAGAATAAGGTCTGGAGTTCCTTTGATAAAATCGTTTTCAAAGTATTCCGTGTTTTTGAGCGCAAACGGCAAATTTAGCACCTTAGAAGCCATTTCGATTGCGTAGTTTTCTTGTATGTTACCCTTGTCAGTATAGCGTGACGAAAACTCTTTGCGTATTCCTAACGTGTTTTCGATTGCCAATTCTTTCAAATAGGTTTTTGCGGTTTGAGAAAGAACCTCCCCTTTAGTCCGAGGGGAGGTCATCAACTTACCTAACGAGCTGCAGCGAATTTTCATAACAATAAAAGTGCTTTGGTTTGTAAATCGTTTAACTGGTAACCGCTCAACGCTTGTTTAAACGCTTCAGGTGTTAGCTTACCTTCGGCAATTTGGATAAGTCCGTTTTCAAAGCGTTCTTGTGTAATGGTTGGCTTCGTGTTTTTAACCGTTGCACTCGCGCTATTAGCGTCATCGTCTTCCGCTTGAAGGCTCAAAAGTGCTTGCAATGTGTAACGACGGTAGTAAGTTATTTGGCTGCCCTGCTGCTGGCTATTCAAATTAGTGTCTAAGCGCATACTTGAAACTGCTTTAGTTCCATTTTCAATGTCAATGATTAACGTACTAACTACACCGTCTTCAATAGGCTGTAATAGCAACAAACCGTGTTCTAATAAGATAGGCTCAACACTTTCAATAAGTGCGTTAATATCCGCATACTTGTTTTTAAAGTGTGGGTTAGTACTGTTCTTTGCTACCTTGCCTATCTTTTGCTTGGCTGCGTGTAGTTTTGGGTATAGTCCTGAGACCTTAACCGCTTCGTCTTTTACTTCATCTTTTTTCATGTTATTTTGTTTATTGGTTTATACAAATTTTATTTAATATCATTTTTAGCCATATCAATAGATGTTTCAATATATTGTTTTAAAGTATTTCTATTAATACCACTACCTCCACAATCAAAGCATACTCCATTTGCATAGTAAGAAAATTGCGGAATTATACCTATTCCATTACATTTACCACAAGAACAAATACCTTTTGCTTTCATAAATTCAGGCTTTAAAAAATCTCCTCTATCTTTAATTATACTAATAAGTTTAGACACTCTTAATTGAATAGCATTTATATCTAATGAAAAATGATTTATTTTATTTATACATTCTATTCCAAACTGCACACTACGAGTAGATTTTGCCATAAAATGACCATAGTATTTTTTTCCATATAAAGTAACTATATACGCAGTACATCTTTGCTTACCATCTGCAGTTTTATACCAATACGCCTTACCATTTTCCTCACAGTTATATTCATTTGAATTTATGAATTTAATGTCCATTATGCCACTATCTAATAATAGATTTAAATTTTTTACGGCTCTTTCGCGATTAGTATTAGTGTTTTTATACCCAGCCTCATTTAACTTGTTTACTAAATTATTCATACTTCTTTCTTTGTGTTTGGTCTTCAAATATACGCTTTATTTTTAATACACAACACATTAAAGTAAATTTTTATTTAAAAGGTCGTTTAATGGGAGCAAAATACCTTTACTTGTGTTCATGTCACCGCCTAAAATATCTCGTTTCGTGTTTAGGTAAGCTCTACAAAGTAACTTTAACGCTTCTGTTTTGATAAATATACAATGGTCATCACTTAGCCAATAACACCAGTAGTCCGCTTCGGTTGATGCTATACCGCTTTTTTTGTTTCGTGACTCATATTCGATAAATATATTACCCGTTTCTAAACATCGAAAGTCGCGTTTGATTTCTATTTTGCTACCAAGTAATTTGGCGAAGGCTTGTTCATAAACTTGACCTACTTGTAAATCGTAACGGAAGTCGTTGTTAAATTCCATCTTTAATCTTCTTTTTGTAGGTTTTAATCAATTCTTTCAGTTCGTCTTTGTCCCATTTACGGGTATCGTGCGCTTGTTCTTCAAGTTCATAGTACTTTTGCGCCCCTATTTTGGCTATTAGTGCTTTTTGGTACGCTATTAAGTTTCCGTGTTTATGTTGGTTACAAGCTACACATTGAGCGTGTACATTATCGGGGTTAAATCTTACAGCTGAGTGACCTCCTGCGCTCCAATAGTGTCCTGCGTCCCTCTTGTTTGTTGGCGGTGTGCCACATGAAATGCAGTTTTCGTCTGCGTCCCTGAGTCTAATCCACTTGTTAAATACTTGTTGAGCGAGTTTAAGGTAGTCCGAAGTCGTTAAAAGGTCTTCCTTCGCCTTTTTGACCTTATCCTTTTTAATCTTGGCGAGGTTCTTTAAAGCTTGTTCCGTCTTTGCGCAGACATAGCAGTACTTGTCGGTTGTTCGGTAGGCGGTAAATTGTTCGTTACATCGTTTGCAGGTCTTCATAACAATTTCTTTAGTTCCGTGTTTTCGTTTCTCAACCTCAAATTCTCCTCATAAACCGAATAATACTTCTTAATTACTTGTTTGTGGTCTTCGCATACTCGGTAAAAGGTTAACATAGTTTCTTTGAGTTCGATTTGCCGTGTTTCCATCGGCTTAATTAAGTCCACCCGGTGCGTATGTTTCGCTTTCAAGTCCTCAATACTCAACATTAAAGCCTTGTCTAGGGTTTGTAGGTTTATTTGTGCGGTTAAAATGTCTAAGTCTTTCATATTAAAAAGGTAAATCGTTGTTTGTTTTCTGTTTGTTTCTTACAATAGGGTCAACACCACCACATTTAAAGCCTAAACCCGAGTTAAAATTAAACAATATCGGTAAATTAAGCGTCGTTTGTTTTCCGCCAGTGTCCGTGTCTTTGACTTTCTCAATGCTTACCATCGTTTCGTATTTCATGTGTTCGTGTTTTACTAAGCGATGAATTACTAACATATCGTCACAACGATTAAGGAATGATTTTCCACCTTCAACGTGGTCCTTTAATGGTGGTTTAAGGTGTCCTTTCCATTCTTTTTGGTCATCTCCGTATAACATACCACTTCGTCCACTTTCGGAAGTTGGATGCGTGTTTATGTAGATAGTCTTGCCCGTAGTGTTACAAAATTGACGTGCCATGTTTAGAAAACGGTAGTTAGCTTCGTAACCCATTTGTCGGTCAAGTCCAGTGAAGGGGTCAATTAAACAAGCGTGACAGTCCGTCTTTTCAAATATACCTAACAATTCTTCAGGCGTATAAAGTTTATCGTTAGGAACAAACGTAAAGAACGGGTCAAGTGCAAAATAGTACTGTTGTATTTCTGACTTCGTTAAATTCTTGTAAGCCGTTCCAGAGTACATTTGTATTAAGTCGCGCATTATTTGACCGCTTTGGTTTTCACCTGACCAAATGCACCACTTTAAACCGTGTTTTGAGGTCAATGCAAGGAAGTACCAATTTATCCAATAGGTTTTACCAACGTTATCATGACCGAGAATAATGTTTAACTGCTTAGGCTTAAAACGTAGGTAGTCGTCAAGTTCAATATCAAGACCTAAACCCTTTTTTATGTGTCCGTCTTTGTAGTCGAATAAGTATTGAAGTGTTTTATTCATCGGTTGTTGATTTGTGCCATTACGTTACGGTATAACTGTTGGTCATCGGTTAATTCTTCTTCTTTAATTAGGTTCTCATCCTTAAACCACACCCCACGCATTTTTTGTTTCCAGTTTATTACTTTCTTACCATTTGAATCTATCCAATCAGGATGGTAATAATTAAAGGCTTTCGTTGCACTTTCAGTTGTATAATTGTTTTCGTTAAAAAACGCTATTACATCCTCCAAAATTGGTTGTTTATTTTTAGGAGGTTTTAAATCCTGTTGTTCTTCTTCTTGTTCTTGTTCTTGTTCTTGTTCTTCTTGTGATACACTATCTATACTGTATATATACTCTATCAATACTCTATTTTTAATGTTCTTAAGTTCTGATTCAATGCACTTTACAACTTTAGGACTTGTTGAATAGTTATACTTTGCCCAATTCTTAACAGCTATCTCATTTGTTGTATCTGAAAAGTGTATTTTACCGCACTTTGAAAAGAATTTAATTAAGTTAGAAACCTTTTCTAGTGATATTCCTAAATCAAAAGCCATGTGTTTTTTGCTTATCTCATAAATACCACATTGACGAGTTCTTTCGTTTGTCAAAATGTATAAGTAAAAGATTTTCTTTTCGTTTTCTAATTCACTAAAAAATGGGTCTGACCAAATTTGAGTGTGTACTTTTCTAAATATAGCCATGATTAAAATTTTTCATCTGTTAATTTATAACTATATTCATTTGTAAAATTTAATCCGTCAATATCCATATCGTATGTATAAAAATCAACAAACATTCTATCTTCTGAATCTATTGAATAATCACCTATATAATCTGGAAGTAAATCAGCTAAATAAATTAAAGAAGAATCCAAGTCAATTTCACTACCTATCAATCTTATTGTAAAATTAAAATGTCCTGATGCTATCTTATGCCCATGCTGTTCTAAATATCTTTGAATACCTTTAACATATCTTACCGCTTGAAAAAATGCAGATGCACTAATCTTATCTTTTTTTAATTCGTACACGGTAATCATACCTTTACAATGACCTTTAAAATATGGATTGTAATAAGGTTTTTCAATAGTTACTAAATCGGCAATTCCATAAGTACCAATTTTAACTTGTTTTAATAATTTACCGTTAAGTGGCAGTCCTTTTTCTTGCAATTTACTTGCATTCGTTTTGCAAATGATTTGTTCCAAATCTTTCTCTAAAAATTTCATACATTCCGTATTTCAATAAAACAAAATACCCCGTATCTTCATGCGCTCTCCACTTCGCAATCGAATACAGGGTAAAATAATAACCGTGGTCTTATAATGTGGAGAGAGACCGTCTACAATATTAAGTGTTTACCGTTTCATTTGGTTAATTCGATTATATTTTTTTATCAACAGCCGTTCAATCTGCCGACTTGAAATGATATAGTTCGTGTTCGGGTCGTTTGATGCGCTTTGTGCTATCTCAATGGACTCGATGACATCTTGAAGTTTCTCGCGAAGTAGTGGGTGAAAGCCGTCTAAAGCGTAAACTAACATTTCTTGACTATATACAACCGTTGCGTGGTCTTTATTGAACATCTTACCTGCTTCAACTATTGACATGCCACATAAACACGCCCACCCCATGCCTAACTGTCGCCACTGCATTAAATCTCGGCTTCGGTTAGGTATCTTCAACTCGTCTATTGAGTAAGGGCACACAAGAAAAAACTCGTGCATGGTGTAAAAGTTCCGTCGTGGCAACTTGCTTTTAATGTACTTTAATTTTTTGCCGTATTCAACCATTGTCTGAAAGCTATTTGTATGTTCACTTGTTGTTCGCTTGTTTCTGCGCTTGCGTCACGCATTACACGTTCGTCCATTTTTCTGATTTGCGCTATTAGGTTCTGCGTTGCTATTTTCATATCGGTACGAAACGCTTTGTCTTCGTTTAGGTCTTCGAGGAAGTCGGCGAGTACTGGCATTATTCCGATTGCTGCGAGGAGTTTTAATTCTTGGTTCATATTTTTCCGATTTCGTGTTTTACTTCTTGCCAATAAATTTGTTCTTGTTGACCTTCACTTTCCATATATTGCCAATATGAAATTTCTAAAATCTCGTCAACTGCATTAATAGCACATTGTTTGGCGTGCTTCAATGCTTGTTGTGGAAAATAATCTTCACCTTCTAAATATCTGCGTGAAAAATACATTTTATTCACTAATTCTTCTGCTTTTTCTTGTGCTTTCATATCTTCTCTACTTTTAAAATTATTCCTTCCCAAAGGTCTGCTTTTTTGATTGCGTCCTCCTTACTATTAGCCGTCACTATCTTGAACATCTCAATCCAAGTCCTGTGTGCGTATCCTTTATATATTACTTTCCACTTCACGATGTTGCTTTTTTGATTTCACTAATTCTATTTACTAATTCTGCGTTATAGTTGGTCCACCACTTCTTCCTATCTGCGTGAGTGATGGCTAACTGTCTTTTGATTGTTTCCTCTAACGTCTTGAGGTCTTGTTTAATCTTCGATTTCATTTTCAAATGGGTCTATAAATTTAACTTCTATTCCTGAGCCTTCGCAGTCGTGGCACTCATCTTTAACGGTGAACCCAAAAGGTCCGTATTCGCTAATATACTCTCCTACTCCAGTACCTTTACAGTACTCACAAGCTACTTCTATTTTTTCGTACATGGTTAATCGTTTAGGTTTAAATCTGCTATTTCTATCATTGTTTCTTCGACTATCTGACGTGCTTTAAAGTAGGCAAATTGTGCGCGTTCTTCCTCTGCGAAAGCTTGTTCTTGTTCTAACTGACGCATAATTTCGCGGTAGCCTTCAATAAGTGCCTCAATGCGTTCTTGTTTTTGTTCGATGATTACTTCTTGTTTAAACGTGTTCATGTTATTTTGTATTTAAGAGTTTAATTGCTTCGTTAGTTCCTTCGAATTTGCCAGCTGTGAAGCCTTGGCGGTAGCTAATCTCAATTCGTTTTTGGTAGTTCTCTTCAAGTAATTGGTAAATACCTTGTTTTTCTTCTTCGTTTAACTTGTTAAATCGTTGTTCAGAAATGATATCTAAAACAAGTTCTAAAAATGTTGGTTCGTTTTTCATGTTATATAAAGTTTAAAGTGATTACTATTGATACGATTAAGATACCAACGACAAAACCGCCTAAAGTATTACGCTCGTCTGCGTTGCGTGGAGTAAAGTAATTAATTAGATTTTTCATATTTCGTATATTTCAAAGGTTACACACTCGTCCGAAGTAGTAGCAAGTTTTGTTCTAGCATACTTATTTACATCTATCTCATCGTAGAAGGTATCTACAACTGAATAAATAGTGTTGTCTTCGTTGTCTAAAAAATTGATTTTGTACGTTTTCATGTTATTAGTTTTTTTTGTTTTGTGCCTTATTGACCTTACAAATGTAGTGCATTATTTTTAATACACAATACTTTCAACACTTTTTTAACAAAATAAATTGAAGTTTTTTCTAAAAGTCAATGATAGCAACGGTTTAAGCGTAAAAAAAACTTTTTTGAAATTTACGTTTTGTCACAAAATTAGGCTAAATATGTGACGAAATTGGACTAAAGTAAGGGTATAGCCTTACGAAGGAGGTGGTGTGGTAAGGTAATAACCTTAAAAAAATAAGGGTAACCCCTGAAGATTACCCCTATAAACCTAACATGAAAAAGAAGTAGGTACAAATATACTAAATATTGTTTTCCATTTTATACTTAAGCCAGTCCATGTAAACCTTATTGTTTACTGAGTAAGCAGAACGGCATCCGTCACGACATTGTAGTGAGTGCATAATAGTTCCCGCCGAAGTTGTGTACGTCTTGCTTAGTCTTACGTTAGGCGTTCCGCAGTTAGGACATTCCCACCTTTCGCCACCTCGCAAAGTAGAATAGTTGACTTTGTGTTTAGAATAAGGTCGTAATTTATCGAATACTTTTTCTAATATGACTACATCATTTTTGCAGTACTCGACCATGTGGTTTAATGCGTCAGGGTCTTTGTCGAAAATAATCTTTTTCCACGTGTCAAACCCCCCAGTGTCAACCTTACCACCAACACCTAAATATTTACCTATGTAGTCAAGTCTATTTGAGTTAAATAAGAACCCACTTTTAGCGTATTTAAGCGTATCAATAGTGCGGTAAGTAGGGAACATATCAATGTCGTGAAATATACAGCGTGTGCGAAGCCATTTAATATCGAAGCGGTCACCATTATGTCCGATTATTTCGTCGGCTTTATTGAGTTCCTGAATAAATTTTTTTAGTAGGGTCTTGTCGTCTTGCTTTTTGTCCCATGTGAGTGCGTGTACTTCGTCTTCACCTTCCCACTTCCAACAGACACAAATAATGGCTCGCTCTTTTACTATGTTGTCGTGTGAGATATTAAGATTGTAACCGATACGCCAAGAAGTAACAATATTTGGCGAAGTTTCCAGGTCGAAATAGAGTCTTTTTCTTGTCATGGTCTAAACGTTTCATGGTAGTCGGCTAATCTATTTAACCAACCCTTTCTAAACTTTGCGTTTTTCATTCCGGGTTTACTAATTGCAATAAAAAAGGCTTCACGAAGTCTTATTAACTCATCAAATAATATGCGGTCATTTAGTTCATTCGCAGCCTTTAAAGTCTGAGGTCCTATTTTGCCGTCAATGGCTACGTGTTTACCTAAGTTATTTAAGGCTTGTTGTAGTGTTATAATTGCGCGGTGTTGACCTGACCCCCAAGCCATGCCCGTAACTATTACTCCGATGGAAAAACACTTAAACTCGTCGGCTCGGCATTGGTCCCAATAACCTTTTTTGAATATCTTAAACCAGTCTTCGGAGTTCATATTTAAGAAACGTTCATCGTTTGTCGTTCCAAAAGTACCTACCCAAGTTGAGTAACAAATACCCATGTTAGTATGGTACATTTTACCCTTAAATAATGTCGGGCAATACATCGAGCTACAAGAATCTGACGGGTCACCTGAAAGACCGCCTTCCCACTTCTTAATAAATTTTACGTAAGTTTCTAAATTCATAAGGTTTTTTTTGCTAAAGTAAGACTTTTCGTAACAAAATAAACATTAAAATTATGAATAGAATAAAGGACGAAATAAGTAAATATTGTTTTATTTGGTTTAGTGGTGACTTGCGCTGTACTATTCGCTCACGTTTAACGTCATTTTTAGCCGTTTTAAGCGCATTTTGTAGTGAGTCATTATACATTAATCGAATTGTTCGCAAACTATCGTTAAATCGCTTGTAATCGAATTTAATTTCGTAGCGTGTTTTTGGTATATAAGAAACTTTGAGCTTTATTATAGTATCTTTTGAGCTATAAAATTTCTCCCAATATACTGTGTCGGTGGTTTTGACTAAGAAACTATCTACTTTAACCACTCGAATAGTGTCCGTAATAATGTCACAACGGTAGCCTTTTTTAATGGCTTTGTTTAGGTGGTAATTGACTGAGCAACTACACACCAATAAGAGAATAATTAAGTACTTCATTAAAACGCGTCTTTGATTGCTTTAGCTTTCTTAATAAACGACTTGAATCTTGCAATAAAACCTTTGTCATCACCGTATTTTCGTCGTATCTTTTCGTCAATACTTACCACTTCGATTGAAGCAAGGAATAACCCTACTAATTTAGTCAAAGTATAGTCTACTGAAAAGACGGTCTTAACCATCTCGTTAACCATTGAGTAGTCAATAAGGAAGAATAAGATAACCGCGCTTTGGTACGTTATCATTTTACCAACTAACCCCTGACGAAGGCGACGACTGCTAAACTTTTCAGAAGTCAAACGAACCGCTACAAAAGTATCAATGAATATCGCGAGTCCTATGACCAACAGGATAACTTGAATTGGAGCGAAAAACGAATAAACAGCAACAAGTAACGTAATTAAATACTTCATATTTCGTACTTCTTCAATTCGTTAAACGTCCACTTAATAACCTCATCCGTCGTGAAGGTAGAAACGTAGGTAAACCCGTCTAAGTTCACACCGTAGTCTTGGCTTGGAGTAGACAATAATACGTCAACTTTACACGCTTTATTTTGTAGGTCATTAGTTATATATACAACCGTTATTTCAGGGTTGCTAATATTTGAATCGAAGAAAGGAAATTGATAAGTCATAGTTTAAGAAATTGTTGTTCCGTTTACTGTGCATACTCGTACCCATATACCCCATAAAGACGAAACTTTTTGTGCCGTTGTAAATGGGTTTGGTCCTGCGGTCTCGGTGCTTATTGCCGTAGTTCCCGTTTGGTTTGTACTTACGAACATATAACGACGAGTTAAATTGAAAGGTGCGTAATTATAAAGAAACCCACCCGGAAAACTAAAGTTCATAATGTTAGTAGCTTCATTAATGTTAAACAATTCCCAACCTCTTAAGCCATCTATTACACTATTTGTATACTGAGTTAATTGAGTAGCCCAAGGTCGTGTATTTGCGTCTCCGAAATAATAAGCAAGTACCGTTGTACCGTTGTAAGTAGTCCAATCAATAGCAACTGAATTTGTATAGGTCTGCGTTCCCGTCTTACTTGTAAATCGGTTCGTGTTTCCGAAAGGATTATTTGAAGGTAACGTCGTAAAGTTGGTAAGCCTTCCGCGTTGCGTTGCGCCATCGTCACCCGTAGCGTAAGAGGTCGTTTGTCCCGTTTTTGGTATAGTCGCACCAACTGGAACGAATGAAGCCGTGTTAATTGTTGCATCGGTGTAGTGTTGGTTTCCGTTATAAGTAACTGACGAAGGTGTTATTGTCGTACCACTTTGATTTTTAAGTCTCATATCTAACGGCTCTGTGGCGTGAATTGAAAAACCGTTCGCGTTGTTTACTGTAATTGCGTTGTTAGTTACTGTATATTGGTGTACTGCCCCACTTGCTACGAATTCATTGCTTAAAGTACCGTCGTTTTCAAGTTTGATTTGTACTTGTCCGTCAGGTGCTGAACCTACGGAGTTAGTCACGCTCGGAATAGTAGCAGACCATACGACATTTCCAAGTGAATTCTCAACGCTAAATGTAACATCGGGAAGTTCTAAACTACCTTCGGCAAGTACTGACGCAGTATAAGTGTCGTTTGAGTTACTTACTGCCGTGTTAGTTATCGTTTGGTCAAGACTTCCTCCACTTGGGATAGTCCCGGAGTAAAGCGTGTTGTTTGCCGTGTCTGCTATTCTATAATTAACGTCCGCGCATGGTGGAATTGTAACCGTTATTTGTTCGTCTTGGACGCTGGGATAAGTTCCATCACTTAATAAGTTTTCGTTTTGGTCGAATACTTGTAAACGCACGTCAGGAAGTACTAAAGTTCCCCCACTTGCAACCGTTGCTCCATAACTTCCGTCCGAATTTTCAACGTTTCCGTCTTGACATTCTACGGGTGTAGGTGTTATTGGGTTCATTGGTATTTCACAAGGTCCGTAAGTTGAGACCTCGAAAGTAATTCCCATTACCCACCCTGCTACATAATCGCTGTCGTAGTTATTTAACGGACTCATTGAAGCCGTACCAACTACGTCTAACTGCGCGTCCATGTCGTTTGTATAGTAAACGTACATGTCTTTAAGAATAAGTTGGCAGTCGCTTAGAATAGTGTTTAAATTGGCACGGTCTTTTTGTATAATGTCTACACAATAAACATTAATGCTAAATTGGTTCGTGTTTAAGTCTTCGAGGTCGCTTAAAGGCTCAACAAATACGATAGGATACTTCTCGTCTTTCGTTGAAAAGTTGGGCATTTGTTCACGAAATTCACCTCCGTACTTCTTGATTTGCAAGTGAGCGTTACAAAATTGCTCTATTTTAGAAAGTAGTGTTATGTAGCTTGTCATAATGTAGCGTTTTCTTGCATTTTCTTAACCTTATTTTGTGTGCTTGTTACGTCACTTTCAACAACAACTGCTTTAACCGTTAGACTTGTTTCCTTATCTTTAGGTGCGCTCGTCGTGTTCATGTTATTACCTTGTCCGAAAAGACTAAAAGACGGCGTTCCTCCCGTGTTTGGTGTAGCACCGCCCCCCATTGGCGCACTCGAACCGCCTGCACCACCTCCCGTGCTTTTACTTCCGTACTGAGTACTCGCTATTTTAGCAATATTTGCCAATGAAGTTGTAACGGCAAAAGCAAGCGACGCAATACCTGCAGGGTTGGGTACTGGACCAATAGCAACGGGAGACATTGAAAGCGACGTTGTAACGGCTTTAAACCCGTCCATTATTGCCATAGATAACTGCAAGGCTTTTGCGACTTGAAACTGACGCTTTGCGCGTTTTTCTTTGCTTTCTTCGTCTTGTTTTCCGAACCTATTAGATAATGTAAACGCAGTTTCTGCGAGGTTGTTAATTGAGTTAGTATAGTCCTCAGCTATCTTTATTTTTTTGTCAAGTTCGGCTTTACGTTTTTCGGCTTCTTTCTTGCGTGCTTCGTCTTGAATTTTGGCGATTTCTTCCGTTTGTCTTTTCTCAAGTTCTTGCGTGTCTAAGCCGTATTGTTTAGCTTGTTCAATTAGATTGAAATACTTTTCACGAACGGCGTTTTCTTCAAGTTGCTGTTGACTTGTAGTATTTTGTTCGTATAGTGCGAAAAAGTCGTCTTGTTCTTGTTGTTGTACGGCTTGAGCGTCTTTAATTACCTTAGCAAGTTCGGCTTGTTTTTTCGCTTCGGCATCAACGTATTTTTGATTGATAGCAAGAGTAGTTTGTTCTGCTTCTTGTTCGTATAATTTGTCAAGTTTTTTACGCTCTATATCGTTGAGTTTTTCATTCTTCAATAAGTCCTCGCGGAGACGAGCATATTTGTATTGGTTAGCCTTGAGTTCCTTCTCAATTCCGTCCTGCATTACTCCAACCTCAAGGTCTTGAATCAATCGAGTTGCTGCAAGTCTATCAGCAAGGAATTGCTTATGTGCTTCTGCAGATTTTTGAGCCTCTGCTCTTACTTCTTGTTGAAGTTTTACCTCTTCAATTCTTATTTCTTTAGCCTTAGTTTTGTTTTCGGCTACCGTGTCTTTGTAGAGTTTGGTTTGGTTTAAGAAATTGTTGTCCATAAACTTGAGCAACTTCTCTTGGTTTGCTATTTCTTCAGCAAAATATTTATTACGTTCAATTCTAACTGCAAGACTCGACTTACCTTCTGCTTCGAGTAAAGCAATTTTCTCGTCCATCTTTCCTATGACCTCTTGACGTTTCTCCTTCTCCTCTTCAAGCGCTGCCGTAGTTTTAGCAAGCGCTTCGTCGGCTGCAAAAGACGTTAAACCCATCAAGTCTAAGAACCATTTAATCATGTCAATTAAAGGTTTGAAGGCTTGGGTTAAGAAGTCCACGAATTTAGTAACAAAACCGAGTCGGTCAGCTAACATGTACAACCCTGCGACAATGGCAGCAACAACCGCAACCAATAAAAAGATAGGGTTAATAAGTAACTGCGCCCCAAGTTTAAGAAATGCACCTCCAACACTTGTAATAGTAGAACCGAGACCCTTTAAACCGCTCGAAATGGTTTTGCCGTCAATTTTCCCAAGGTTACCCGCGAACAATTTAGCACTTTCACTCGCGCCCTCAAAGTCCATTGACATCAACTGCGACGACATCAAACCGAAAGCGTTAGACGTTTGCTCGAAACGTGAACCTGAAGCAAATACCGCCGCTCGTTCGTTGGCATCTTTCAGTTTGTCAGAAAGTTCACCCGCACGTTCCGCAAGGTCCGCCATTTGTTTCGGGTCTGTTGCATTGGCTAACTCACCCTTTAAGGCTTTTAACTCGGAACGTATTTGTGCAATACCGTTGAGTTTTATATTTATTTCTTGGTCTGCCATTAAATAACCATCATTGTGTTATCGTAGTCACCTCTATTACCGCAACCGCCTACGGGTTTAATGTCGCTATCTCTATTCAAGTCCGAAATAAACTGAGGGAATAAAGACTTGTTTTCGAGTAGGTAGTTAGTTAATCTCTTTTCGTAAAAGGCTGCCATTTGGCCGTAATGGTCCATAACGAAAGCCGTTTCAGATTGGCTCACGTTATTTGAGTAGTCCCCGAATTGGGTTTGAATACCTTTATTTTTAAGTTGGTAAGTTAGTCCGAATGCGGCTTGCTCGGCTGCCCTCCACGCTACAACGGG